GTGGTGACCTGCCGCTAAAACCAACCGATGCCGCCGTCACTCCCCTAATGGCGGCATCACCCCATCAATGATCGGAGCAAAAACATGACCGACAATCCAACCGAAACACCGGCATCCACCGACACCGTGCCCGACTGGCTCATCCCCAACCGCGTCTATGACGTGCTCAAATGGCTCGCGCTGATCGTGCTGCCGGCCATCGGCGTGCTCGTGCAGACCCTCGGCCCCGTATGGGGCTGGACATGGGCCGATCCGGTCGCGACGACCATCAACGCCGTTGCCCTGACCATCGGCATCGTCATCGGCGCAAGCGCCCTCAAGGCCAAGGCATCCAAAACCGAATAACCATAAAAACACCACCGCCCCTCCCCCAGCAGCAACGCTGGACGGAGGGGCGGTTTTCGCGTTTATTATTGACAATGTAAATAGATTACGTTATTGTTTACATCGTAAATAGAATAAATCGCTATTTACAAATATTTCCCGACCAGGAAGGGACGGTGCAATCAGAGACAAACGAACCAAACCGCTTCTTGAGAAGCTCGAAAACCAAGGATGGCGCATCACTGAAAAAACTAAAGGCTGGATGTGCTACCCGCCCGACAAAACCAAACAAGCAGTGATGATACACAAAACGCCATCGGACGCACGATGGTACGCCAACTGCATGTCACACCTAAAGCGTAGCGGATACATCGAGTAGGCGGCATATTCTGCGGGTACCGGAAGCGGCAACTCCCGGTACCCGCAGAATATCAAACTCTCAAGACCACCCCCAAAAAAACAGCAAGGGAAGACCGCGAACCGCGACGGACGTGTGGGGGAACGTAAACTGCGGAAGGAGAAAACACATGACGAGCAACGACCGCACTTGGCAGGTGTCGGTAGATATACGAACTCCGATATCAGCCAATGAAGACGACATCTTTGATCTTATGGACAGACTGGGATCATACGGCGCATCCATCGCCATCGACGCAGACGGCAGAGGCATGGGCATCACCCTTGCCATAGACGCCAGCGACACCGCCTCGGCTCTTTCCAAGGCGATTGCGGCGATACGAGAGGAAGGCCGCATCGATGGTTTTGATGTCATAGGGGTGTCCATACGAGACTGGGCCGAAGCCGAACGCGAATCCGCCTCCCCGACATTCCCGAAGGTCGTGGGCTTCGCGGAGATCGCGAAAATGGCCGGCGTGACCAGACAGCGCGCCCATGCATTCCCCAAAATAGAATCGTTCCCCAAACCCGTTATAGAGACGGCACAGGGCCCTCTCTACTCCGAAAACGCAGTCAAGGCATGGACTGAGACACGGGACGTCAAGCCCGGCCGACCAAAAGTAAACGCCTAGGACTGCACCACTACCCCATTAGTTCTTGCCTGAAGGGCAAAAGCGCCGCCACCACACCGTGACGGCGCTTAATTTTTGCCCACATTTTGCCCACATTATCTCGGGAAAACGTGAGAATACGCGGGAAACCGTGGGAATAAGAAAAGCCGCTCAGCCCTACTCCCGTAAGGCAAAGCGGCTATTTTCCACAGTCTAGCGAAGGTGCCTCCGGTGGGACTCGAACCCTACGGAGAAAAGCCGCTTAGACCTACTCCCGTCTCGATTATGCGGCTCTCGAAACCTCATTTGCCCACATTTTGCCCACATTCTCGCGCGCCAGCATCTCACCCATGCGCTCCGACAGCTCGTCCAGATCATCATCGAAAAGGTCGGCGTACACGTCCAACGTCATGGCCGCGCTCTTGTGCCCCAACTGCCGTTGCACGGCCTTCACGTTCGCGCCCGCTCTGACCATGAGACTCGCGGCCGTGTGCCTCAGGTCATGGATTGTGAGGTGGCCGGGTATGCCGGCACGCCGCAGGCCGACCGACAGCCAACCGTCATCGCGGCTCGCATTACCCCACTCGCGTATCATCATGCCCTCGCGTCCCGGCTGTTCGAATAACAGGTCGCCGGGTTTCCGGTCTGCGCACAGTCTGCGCATGATCGGGTCCAGCACGACCGGGTACATGATGGCGCGGGCCTTGTAGGTCTTGGTGTCATCGGGGATGATGACGCCGCCCACCATCGGCGCGCTCACTCCTATATATATACGATGCTTTTCAAGATCGACGTCCATCACTCTCAGGGGTATGAGTTCTCCCCATCGCATGCCGCATAGTCCAAGCACGAGGACGAGGTCTCGTCTCCATGGGGTGACACTGCCTGCCAGCCGGTCAAGCTGTTCGGCGGTGAGATACACGTGCTTCTTCCTGCGCTTGCGTGGCAGTTCGATGCCCCTCGCGGGATTATCGGGGATTCGTCTGTCTCTCTTCGCATCGTCCAATATTCCGGCAAGCACGCCATGGGCGCGAAGGACGACGCTGGCGCTTCGGGGTTTGGCGAGCACAATCTCGTTGCCCCGCTCGTCCTTGACGGTCTTACCCTGGCTGATTCCGGTGACCCATTGTTGCACCGTCTCGCGGGTGACGGCGGATACCGGGGTGTTGCCCCATTCCGGTTTCACCCACTTCTCCCATGCGCCTTCGAGGTTCCGGTAATGGCTGGGCTTGGTGCTTAGCTTCTTTTTGGCCAGCCATGCGGGCCCCAACTCCCCCACTGTTGTCTTCCCCGCTGCGGGATCGATGTACGTGCCTTCGGCCTTGGCGATGGTGACATGCTCCGCCGCCCACGTCTCCGCGTCGATTTTGCGCTTGAATCCGCGCTTGTCGGTCTGCGTGCCGTCCGGCTTGCGATACCTCACGCGGTATCTGGTTTCGCCCTTGCTGGTCTTGTATCTGGTGACGTTGGCCATGATTTTCACTCACTTGTACGGGTTTTTCCGGTTTTAACGTGTTTTAACCGGTTTTGATGTGTTTTAATGGGATTTGACAAGAGGAAGGGAAACACGTAGGCTATTCCCTTACGCCAAAATCGAAAGGAGGCGGCCATGACCATGACGGATACCGGCGTGAAGCCAATACCGGCGTACGTGCCGCCCGAGGACGGCAAGCCACGCAACGCCGTGGACGAGAAATGGATGCGACTGCACCGCGCGATGATGAACCGTCCGGCACGACTCGCGAAGAAGGCACAGAAGATTGAGAATAGCGATCGTCACTAGTCGCCTGTGCGACTCCGGCGACCAGCTCGCATTGCGCCGCTTCGTCTGCTGCGAGCCGAACGGCCCGGAGTACGCGATGGACGTGCAGCGCTATATCCGCGGACTCCGCGTCAAGGACGAGCCGGGAATGTACCGGATGGTCCTCCAGTACGGGGAAACCCCGAACGCTCCCATCGTCGGCTTCTGCGAGTTCGGATACGACCCCGCCGCCCCGGAATCCAGTGGTTACGCGATATCGTTCATCGCCACCGCGTTGAGCGAACGCGGCCGGCATCTCGGTGCGATACTGTTGGACTGCGCGCTGCGATGGATGGCGAACGACGCCGCCAGACACGGGCGCACCCCGTACGTGCTTACACAGATCGATCCCCGGAACGAGGCCAGCGTTCACCTTTTCTCCGGCGCGGGCTTCGAGAACGAGGGGCGGGATGAGAACGACCCCGAATTCGACATCTGGTCGAAGGAATTCGAACCGCTCGCCACGGACAGACTCTACTTCTACTCCCCCATCATGATTGACGAGGACGATAAGAACTGACATTTCGGGTATGCTTCGCCCCGTGTAGGATAAAAGACGAAGCGTCCTCCTTTCTGATAAGCAAGCTGGTCGATGTTTCACCCGCCCTGTTGATGGTCAAGATCAACAGGGCGATTCTTTTTTCTATTGCAGGAATTGCCTGTGGGCCGTTTCTGACAATGAATACCGTATCGGCCGTTTGCCGTGTTCCTGCAGGAGGCCGAGGCCGAGGAGCGCGTTGATGGAGCTCATGAGCCTGGTGTTCCCGGCTTCGAGAAACGAGCACAGTTCCTTGCGAGATGCCGGTTGCGGGTTGTTGTCGAACAGTTCAATCTGAAGCAGGTAGAACAGGATGTCCTTCTGGTCGCCGGACAGGCGTTTCTGTTCGGCGTAGTCGTTGAGCTTGTCGTAGGCGGCCTTCAGGGAGCCCCATTTGTTCCCCAGATCGGAGATGATGTTTTTCTGCGCGGTGATGATGAACTTCACCATCCGGTAGCAGAACAGGGACACGTCGGAGCAGTTCAACGGGAACTGGGCGTCGTCGAACGCCTTGTAGTACTGACCTTTGGCGTCGGCTATGACGGGGCTGAGCGATATCGCGGTGGGCACGCTCAGATGCTTGCTCAGCTGCAATGCCAGCAGGAATCGCCCCGTCCTTCCGTTGCCGTCGTAGAACGGGTGGACGTATTCGAAGGCGTAGTGGCACATCACGGACCGGAGCACCGGCGGTATGTTCGAGTCGGTGAGCAGGGTTATCCATTTGGTGAGTTGCACCTGGATCTCCGATTCGGGGTATGCGCCGTCGTGGAGTTTGCGCCCGTTGCCGTCGTCCCACACGGAGACCGTTCCCTTTCGGAACAGTATGCCGTCCGGTTTGTCCTTGTCGGCTATCTCGCCGTCGGTGACCTGGTCGTAGATGTTCCTGATGTCCTTGAGCTCGTGGGGCAGTTCGAGCTGTTCGCCGTCCTCTCCGGACAGTCCGAGGAACAGTTTCGCGAATTCGGTCAGCCGTTTGTGGGGGCCCTCGCCCGCGGCCGATTCCAGTGCGTCGGCTATCTCCTTGCGTGTGGTGTGCACGCCTTCGATGGTGTTGGTGCTTTGCACCTCGGCTCCGATGAGGTCGAACAGGTAGGCCCGTTTGGCGATGTTCGGCAGGTCGTTCCACAATGATTCGACGCTTCCTTCGAGTTCCCTCACGGTGTCGAGGGCCGTGCCGAGTTCCCTGAAGCATACGGCGAACATCTCGTGTCCGTCGAACGTGATTCCGGAACGGAACGTGGACCATCCGTTGACCCGTGACTCGTATTCGCGTTGGGCGGCGTCCGTGGGTTTCTCCGTGGACCGGGACATGTTGATGGTCTGCCGGATGCTTTTGTAGTCCATCTCTCCTATCACCTCGTTTCGCGTTGTATCGATGTTTGGAATACGAATATTACTCTTCTATGTATCGAAAACGCCGGAAATCGATATATAGACAATCGGAATCTGTTCTCAATGAGCCCAAAACGGAAGAAAACAGATTATAGAGTCAGCCCTGTTGACGCTGCAACGCCGGCAGGGCATTTTTATTTGCTGAAGTCAGCATCGATGAATGCTTCGATATTCCCATCCTGCAAAGTAAAGTCATTGCTTTCGATGCGTTTGGCAGAATCCGCAAATGAGAGATCGTTCGCCACATAGCCTTGTCGGTATTTGTCGACTAACGCCTGGATGTCAGTATCGGTTAATGAGGGATCCATGGATTTGGCCAAGGCGGGATAAACCGCCAGCACGCTGTCTCGTGGACCCGTGGCATAAATTCGGAACATGCTGTCCCTGTATCGCACCATGTCGATGGATATATCACCTATGGTTCCATGCTCTCCAGTGGCATCGGAATATGCACCAAGCCGGTATTCCGTCCTGTAGTGGCCACTATTTCTATCTTGCACCACAAAGCTTGAGATGTTCGAAATCGGTGTGGCCGACTGCGCGTCGAACGACCGCTTAAACTCTTGCAGAGGACTCTTTTTCGTTGGCGTGTTTTTCTTTGCCTCTGGAGTCGGTTCCTTTGGTGTGATTTTCGGTTTCGCCGTTGCGCCGGCCGATACGGTGGCCTGTTGCGTCGGGTTGGTTCTATTGCCGTTCATTCCCCCGATCGCGACGACAGTCAGAACGATTATCACCCAGAACCACCATTTCTTCCAAAATGGCTTCCTGTTTTTTGCCGCAGCAGATTTCCCATGGTCGGACATCTCCGCTCCTTTCTCATGCAGCGCTACGTGGTTTATTGCTTGTGGCTGTTGATGATGTCAAGGGCTTCCTTCGCCTGTTTTTTATTCTTGAATTGCAGCATGATCGCGTTTTTCATGGCGGACTTTTTTATCGTCAGAGTTTTCCCTGATGCCTTCACGGAATAGAAATCACTGTAGTAATAGACATTCGTTTTCTTGAATATCAGACCGGATACCACCTCGACACGGTTCCAGTACAGGCGAATATTTCCGGCATCCAGTAATACATCATTCATTATTCTTCTTCTTTCTTATGCGGCCACACTGTCGTGCAGCCATTCCTGATAATCCCTGACGATTTGCGGCGTCACATTCAGTTCTTCGGCCATGAGCCACGGGTCTCCGTCGTACATGGCTTCGGCTTTACGGTAATCGTCCTCGTCTATGAGGAGTCGAGCGGTGGTCATACGGCATCGGCGCTCGCGGTATCCGCATCCCACGTCTCCGTACATTCGGTGCACGAGCTCGTGCACCAAGGTGCAGCGTTTCCTCGTGTAGGTCATGCTCCGGTCGATGACGATGGTGTCGGTGTCCATTCTGTATACGCCGTTCAGATCACCGGGGAGTATGGCGCTTCCCACGGTCAGTTCCGGCGCAACATGGTAGAGGGCCATGCGCATCCCGCCGTAACTGTCATGCGCGCGCACCGGCAATACAGGTCTCATCACGCACCACCATCCGGGTCGGGGTCATGCTTATGACCATCACGATAAGCAGCAAATGACATTGGATCACTCTTGGTCAGGCTCACGGTTTCCGCAATGAGGTTTTCGCGATTAACCTCGTCAAGCACATCCGATGGGATAGCAACAAGATGCCCATTTTCCAAAAGCTTCATTATTTCTGAAGGGATTTTCCCGAAGAAGCGGCAGAGCGAAATAAACTCATTCAGCGTTGGCGTTCCGCCATGCTGCTTGAGGATATCGGCGACCCTCGTATGACTCATGCCAGTTGATGAGCCGATAACGCGAAATGATGGCATGGGATCTTCTTCTTCCCTTAATTGGGAAAAGTATTCAGCGACCTCTATATCGAACACTTCCCATTCTCTTGCTTTCTTTGCCATGCCCCTAAGCATAGGTCGTAAATAAATGATGACACGCCGTAGGTTTTAAGTTGACAATAAGTAATTACTTATTTACAGTTTGAAGCATGGAAATAAGTAATTACAGCAAGCAGCAGGCAAACGCCGAAGCGGCCGAAGCGGTCGCCGAACTTCGGCGGTCAAAACTTGCTGCAGAACTTACCAACACTGAACTCGGAAGCGAAATGCAGGTCAGTCGCCAATCCGTCAGCAAAAAGTTCCGCAATGGAGACATGCGACTGAGCGACTTCATTCAAATCGCCCGACTTGCAGGAGATCTTCCCTCATCGATTTTGGCCAAAGCCGAAGCCAAATCTGCGCTCGCTGATAAGGCGGTGGCGTGATGTCTGTCGAAGAATTCAACTACGGCGGCAAGGACTCGTTCAGCGTCAGGCGCGAACAGGACGGCAGCTACTCGCTCTGGTTCGCCACCTCGCATGCGGCGCTGGCTATCACCCATCTCAACAAGACCGCGCTTACGGAAATCAAGAAGACCATCACCGCTTCACGGTTGCCGAGGCCGACAGTCGTAAGCATTTTGTCAATGGTTCTTGCCGCTGCGAAATCTGCCGGCGACCACTTGTAACTCTTCGTAGGCATGCAATCAATGATAGCAAGTGACACGCCGACTTGCGCAAAATGAGAGCAAGTGCCATCATATTAATTGTTGACAGCAAGTGCAATCAGGAGGTCGGGATGAGCGAGGAAATCCGAATCGTGAACCATGAGGAGCCGGGCAGGCCGCTGAAGGTCAGGCGACTGGCCGATGGCCGGGTCGAGGTCCGAATCGGGGACATGGGAATCACTGACGCGGTGGTCACCCTCACCGCCGAGGAATTCGACCAGCTCAAGAACCTCTGACAGACAGAAGACCCAAGGCAGAAAGGAGACTCAGGCACATGAGCGAGCCAATCAAACGCAAGGCGTCAGCAGCGGGCATCGGACGCGAACCGGCTCTACCGGTCAAGCCCGGCATGGATAAGGTCGCCAGCAAACTCACC